AATTGTGGTGTGCTCATGGGCCAGTCATGATAACGATCTGTGATATTGTTTGCAAACAAAACTACCCAATGATACTCTGCATCTCCATATAACTTAAATGCTATATCTTCTGGTCTTTCTCCTTCTTTGACATCATATGTGTCATAGAGTAAAGTATTGGTTCGAACCTTGGTTCTTAGTCCAACACGTTTTAACATATTAGTTGCAATTCGAAAATCACCAGTACCTTTTGCATCGTATAAAATTAAAGGAAAATTACCGAAATACATGATTAGAATCCTTCATCTATTCGTTTTTTTGTTATGATCTCCATTTCTTTGAAAGAGAGAGTTAAGGTTGTTCTTTGGGGTGGATTGCCCTTCCCAGGAATCTCGTTATATGCGGTATAACGATCACCACCATATTGAACTTGAACATTTGTGCAAAAGCATGTGGATATTTTATTGAGCATCGAATTGTCTTTATTTCGATACATATAAGTAATATCAAATGTGTCTGGAATTGTCATAGACCTTCCTACATTCGAGGAACCTCCTGTAATTTTAGGATTGGAACTTAACTGTGACGGTGGTGCTACTGCTGTATGGGTTGCTTCTTGAACAGACTCATGAAACTCTGGCAATGCATGGTATTTGAACATCCATATAATCTCGTCTACTATTATTGCTTCTTTTTCACTCTTGGGCATAAAGATAAAAGTGTAGTTAAATTCTCTACGATTAACACCTTCAAAAGAAAGTTCCATTTTATTACTGATAATTCTTCCATCTTTAATTTGTGATAACGCACGAATTCCTGGGGCAAGAGCATCAAGAGATTTCATCATTCCTAACTTAAATGCACTTTCCATTTCATTCCACATTCCAGCAGTAGAACTGGTAGTTCCCTTATTTGTTATCATTGATTCAATCAGGTCTACCCCTTGGACAATGGCACCTGCCATACCTCCTACATTAACATCAGTATAATTTGGTGTATATGTAACTTGAACATTCGGTGGCATATACAATGCAATAGATGTTGCGAGTCTCTTTGAATTTTTTACTGCTTGCCTGTATGCAAAATGTGCCTGTCCAGATTCAAGTCCTTTGGGTTGAGCAAAGGGAGTTAGTTTTTGAGAATTGGCAATAGACAGTCCTAATGCACCTGTAGAACTTAATACTGATGGTGGTCCTACGGCAGTTGGTCTACCTCTTGTGTCTTGTTCAATTCTTTCTCTAATTTGACTAAGTTTCTTTGATGGTTTTCTTTTAATTTTTGGATGAGTCATCTCACGGATGCCAAAAAGGATATAATGACCCTGCATTGGGTCTTCCTCTACATCTATAGGATATGCTAAATTTTTAGTCGCATAATTAGATTTCCCCCCCAAAGAACCCATAGAACTGCCATCAACTCCCCTACCTATTACACCTTTCAATTTGCCAGTAACATTACCAACAACTGATTTTACAACACCTCCTGCGAGTCCCGATACTACTTGTCTTAACATGTCTAAATATCCTTACGAAAGTATTTATACGAGATGGCATACAAAGGTCGATTTAACATAAGCAATCCTTTAAAATATAAAGGTGATCCACAAAGGATCATTTACCGTTCCCTCTGGGAACGTAAGTTTATGGTATACTGTGATATCAATGATGCCATCCTTGAGTGGGGGAGTGAAGAATACATTATACCTTATTTATCTCCTTGGGATGGTCGTATACATCGATATTTTCCAGATTTTTATATTAAAGTAAGGCAAGCAAATGGCACCATCAAAAAATATATCATAGAGGTTAAACCTAAGAAGCAATGTAAACCTCCCGAACAACCCAAGAGAAAAACAAAGAGATGGTATAAAGAAGCAAAGGCATGGGGTATTAATTCAGCAAAATGGAAATATGCAGAAGATTGGTGTAGCAATAACGGCATGGAATTTAAGATATTAACAGAAGATCATTTGGACATTCGGTATAAATAATAATATGGCAAGAAGCAAATACATACAATCTGTTATAGATGCCACAAGGGAAAGACCACGTTCCACTGATTGGTATAGGGATAAGATCAAAGAATTTGGCACACCCAAACCGTTAGATTTAATACGTGACGGAAAACGTGCTGCAAAACCGTTTTACGGTAGATTGAATATGTTTACCTACAACCCAAAACATAGAAAGACTCTACCCTATTACGATACCTTCCCTCTTGTGCTTCCTATAGAGAAATATTCAGATGGATTCCTCGGTATCAATTTACATTATCTGGATATTCGAACAAGAATTCGTCTGCTAGATCGTCTGGTCGATTTTTCCAACAATACCAAATTTGACGAATCTACACGATTGGTGGTAACGTATGACAGACTTAAAAAGGTTCGATTGGTTAGACCTACCATACATAGATACCTAGCAGGAAACGTGATGTCTCACTTCCGTAGAATAGATGCAGATGAATTTACTGTAGCAACTCTATTGCCAGTACAGAGATTCAAGAAGGCATCAGCAAAAGAAGTTTGGAAAGAATCCAAAACATTAATAGGACAAGGAGTAGGATAAATGGCAGCAAGTTTTGAAGGACTTGGTTATGGTTTATTGAATGATGTCCTTGGGGCATTTCGATCAGATGAAGGTTATGCATTAACCAATAGATATGAAATAGAAATAGGAGCACCTAATCCTTCACTATCTGGTGGTTCACCAACAGGAGGTGCTGGTGGTTTGTTGGGTGTTTTTTCTTCCTTCCTTCCTTCTGGATTAGCAGGAATTGTTGGTGGCACAAAAACGAGTGGGTTGAGGTCTATTCAAATGAGAGCAGAAACTGTGCAACTGCCTGGTCGTAATCTATCAACAACAGATGATCCAAATGTATATGGTCCTGTTAGAACAGTTGTGGATGGAGTAAGTTTCGCAGAGGATATTAATATAACATTCCAATGCGGTTCAGAATTGCAGGAAAGAAAATTCTTTGAAAAATGGCAAGAAGCAGCATTTGATAGAGAGAGTTGGAATTTAAAATACTACGATAGTTATAAGGGTTCTGTTTCTATCTACCTTCTTGACAAAAATAATAAAAGACGATATGGACTCAAACTTCATGAAGCATATCCTAAGAGTATTGCTGGGATTGACTTAAATTATGCCCCTGCCTCAGATATAGCAAAAGTTACTGTTGTATTTGTCTTTAGATATTGGACTCCATTAGCATTAGAAGATAAAGGAAATAATCTACTAGGCAATTTAGCAAACACAGTTATAGACCATGCGGAAAGAAATCTTCTAAGAAATATACCAAGTGTAACAAGATTATTATAATAAAGGATGAAATATAATGGCACTACCTAAACTAAAAACTGTGACGTATACTTTGAAACTACCGTCTACAGGAAATGATTTAAACTACAGACCGTTCCTTGTAAAGGAACAAAAAAATCTTATGATTGCTCAAGAAAGTGAAGATGAAGAAATTATTCAAACTGCCGTTGCACAATCAATTATTGATTGCACATTCGACAAAATTGATCCTTGGACATTACCCTCTTTTGATGTAGAGTATGTCTTCCTTAAAATCCGATCAAAATCTGTTGGGGATAAAGTTGACTTAAATATACTATGCCCTGATGATCAAGAAACCAGAGTTGTAGTTGCTGTTGATTTATCAAAAATAGAATGCACCATGCATGTGGGTCATACCAATGAGATAGAATTGACGGAAGATATAAAAGTTGTCATGAGGTATCCTACAATGAAAGATATAATGGTTGGAGGAAAAATGGATGTGGGTGAAACAGAAACATTATTTAATATGATAAAGATGTGTATAAATCAGGTTATCGATGGTGATACAGTACACGAAAAAATAGATATGTCTAATGATGAATTAACTGACTTTGTGGAAGGTATGACCTCAGAGCATTTAGAACAGATAACCAATTTCTTCGACAGTATGCCTAAATTAACACACGCAATTAAAGTTAAAAATCCAAAAACTGGAAAAACAGGAGAAGTAGTACTAGAAGGTTTTCAAAGTTTTTTCGAGTAGCCCTCTCTCATGACTCTTTAGAAAATTATTATCAATTAAATTTCCAACTAATGCAACACCATAAATGGAGTTTAACGGAATTAGATAATATGCTACCTTGGGAGAGGGAAATTTACACAGGATTATTAGTTAAGTTTTTAGAAGAGGAAGAAAAAAGAAGAAGAGAAGAAGAAT